TCAGGCTCAGAGCACGGAATAATTCCTGAGGTTATTCACGAGAATACCCGAGGGAAACATATACGGCTTAGGAAGACGTCTTCCTACCGTATAAAGTACGATGACCCATGGAAGATCCATGCAGGTTATCGTCTCGGCGAGATCAGAGGGGAATCCCCTGATATCGTCGTCTGGTCCGGGGACGTCATCCGTCTCCAGGACCCTCTTCCACCAAGGCTTTTAGGGCCCGAGTGGATGAAATCCACAAAATCTAAAGTCAGATTTGAGGATTTGAGAGATAAGAGTGCAAGACTGCACCTTATCTATCGTCACACTCACTGGGGAAAACGCCTCAGGGAGTTGTGTAACGAGCCCGGACCCTACCGGACATGGGCTCGTAGGCTTAGATATCGTGTAAACAGATATCTGAGCGGTATGACAGATCCGGAGATGCCTCCAGATGTTGTCAAAGCCTTATTTCAGTCGACTAAGACTGACGTAAGGGCACGGTCTTTACGTCTCATTGAGATGCTAAAGACTGTAGACGGGATATTCTTACAGAGGTACCTCTGTTATCCCGAAGAAGTGTGGACATGGCAAAGATTTGACATGTTCACACTCGGAAACATCGCCTGCCTATTAGGTGACGAGTTTCTGGATGGTGTAATGACCAGGGAGGCATTATCCATCAATACTTCCTACGCTCAGCTTAAGCAGGCAAGGAAGTGGTTCAAGAAAGTATCTTTAAGGAGTACTTCTCTTGAAAACACCTTTGATGATCTTTCAGGGATCAGCCATTGGTGTAGGCAGTTTGTTAACGTTTGGAAACGTGTAAACTGCTTTGCCGGACCTCGAAGAGATTACCTCATCGGGGTCCTGGCACAAACTAGAGGTGCGGGGACACCCCCGCCTCTAGTTTTGCTCCAGTCTAAGGATAAGTTCCTTAGCAGTATAACACTGGAGCCGGAACCTGAGTCCGCCACATACAGGGCGCTCAGAGTTCGAGCTCTTGGGGAGGTGCTAGATGCACTCCCTCAAGAGGCGTTTACTGGGCTTGCCACGAAGGCAAGAGTCACAGTAAGCACGTCTTCTTCCTGGGAAAAGACCAGGAGAGAAGGCGGTACGATAGAGGCAGCCAGAGAGATTCTGGCGTCTTTACCGGTTGGTGAGCAAGTTCCCGTACGGGATCTTGACACCAATGCGATTCAATTCTACCGGTCGGTAGAAGATTTTGAATCGATAGGAGAGGCAGTATTCTGGCTTGCGCTAGACTGGACTCTCAGAACACCATTGAGGCAGTTGACTACTGCTTTTCTCACAATGGTGAAGGAGCCTGGTAAAGCAAGAACTGTTACCAAGGCCCGTGCTTGTCTCAAGATCGTACTAGATCTTGTGAACAAGTTGTGTTCCTCGCCCCTAGAAAAGGGGATAAGGAGCAGTGCATCCGGGATGGGCAAAGCCAATCACGGATGGAATCTCTTCTGCCGTCTGATGTCAGACGAAGTTAGAGATATGGTTTTCTGTACCGAATCCCGGGAGGAAAACCCATATGAAGGGTATGTCGAGAGGACAGATACCTTCAAACACCTTTTCATATCCAGTACGGATTATAAAGAGGCGACCGATCGTTTGCAGCACGATGTTGCAAAAGATCTGGGTGAAGCCTGGATGCGCAAATGCGGCATTCCCAGGGTTCTTCGTGGAATTGTAAACAAAACTTGTTTCAAGCCACGTCAAGTCTTCTTCCGTGCCTTAGGCGGGCTAGAAGACCACGGCCAGGCCCACCCCGAATTGGGGGAGGATATTAGGTCTGTCCGATTGGTGTCGGGTGTTCTAATGGGAGACCCGCTTACCAAACCTATTCTACATCTTGTAAATGTGGTGAATAGGCAACTAGGAGAACGGCTCTTCCAAGCCGACTTCTATGAACCGTTCCATAATGCCCGTGAGGCACATGAAACGATTATTTATGGCATTCAGTAATGGTACCATAAATACATCCAAGTGGATTGCGTAAGCTAACACTTGGTGCAACATAACGCCCCCTAAGGGGAGCTATTAC